AGAGATACCTAAGTTCTCATGTGCGTTCTAGACTTGCATTAGTGCCAGCACCCGAATGGGAGATTGCTACATTCTTGCCTACAGCAGACTTTGAAAAGGCAAGTAGCAGTGAAGTATACAAAGACTCTAGAAGAAAGATGAGAGCCTAATGGCAAGCATTGAAGATTTAAAAGGTGTGTTTTCCAGCAAACCACCTGCACAACCAGATAGATACCGAATTAAGATTCCTGGTCTAAACAGAGAAGGTGATATTCTCTGTCAAGCAACAAACTTGCCCGGTAGACAGATTACGACTACTGAAAGACGTATCGGTATGGTAACACAAAAGATGCCATATGGATTTATTTTTGATGATGTAAGTTTGTCCTTCTTGCTAGACAATGAGTATTCTGTCAAGAACTATTTTGAAGATTGGCACGAAAAGATTATTGGTTTTGATACCTATGAACTTTCATATAAAAACGAATATACAGAAGATGTTCAAATTGAACAGTTAGATAAAAAAGAAGAATCTGTGATTTATGGGGTAAAGTTAAAAGGTGCTTTTCCTGTCACAGTAAACCCTATTGAATTGGGTGACGGACTACAAAACCAAATCACTCAAGTAAACGTACAACTTGCATTCACTGATTGGGAACGCACTACTTAATGGAGTTATAAAATGGCTTTACCTAAACTTAATGAGTCGATTAAATATACTACTAAAATTCCTTCTAGCGGCAAACAAGTAAAATTCAGACCATACCTTGTCAAAGAGGAAAAGGTTCTGATGATGGCACTAGAAACTGAAGACAAGAAAGTTGCACTAGATGCAATTGCAGATACTATCAATGCCTGTGTTGATGAAGATGTTAATGTTTATAGTCTTCCTGTATTTGATATTGAATACTTGTTCACGCAAATTAGATCAAAGTCTGTAGGTGAATCTTCTACTGTAAATATTTCTTGTTCAGAATGTAAAACACCTAATGCTATCAACATTGACTTGAGTAAGATTAAGGTTACTGTTCCTAAGACAATCAAACCAATTAAACTTACTGATGACATGACTTTGACACTCAAGTATCCAGTGTTAGCTGAAGTAACAGATACTATGCTAGAAAATGAACAAAATAATGCATCACAGACACAGCAGATTTTTGATTTGATTGCAATTTGTTTAGATAGTCTGGAGACAGAAGAAGAAAAGATTAGTTTTGCTGATGAGTCTAAAGAGGAAGTAATGGCATTCCTTGAATCGTTTAGCAATAAACAATTTGAAGAAGTGAGAAAGTTTGTTGAAGACTTACCTCAGATGAAACATGATGTGAAGTTTGAATGTGAAAGTTGTCAACATGAAAATGAGATTACTTTGAAAGGCACTAGTGATTTTTTTTAGTATGCCTCTCACATGATAGTTTAGTAAATCACTATACAGTAAACTTTCAGTTGATGCAGCACCATAAATATTCATTGACAGAATTAGATAATATGATGCCTTGGGAACGTGAAGTCTACCTTACTATGCTTTTACAATGGTTAAAAGAAGAAGCAGAAAAACAGAAACAGAGACAATAAATGGCTTTAACAGATGTTATTGACAGACTTACAGAAGTCAATGAAGAACAGTTATTAGAAACTCAATTCATTAAAACTGAGATTGAAACCCTAACTGACAGGGTGACAAGTCTGCTTGAGTTGAATAAGCAGGACAGATTAGACCGTTTGGAAGCAATGCGTGAAGGTGCAGGAATCTCCGCTCCGAGTATGACTGCTGGTGGTGTGACCAATGATAAAACTGGTGGTCTTTTCAATTTAGGTAATTTTGGAATATTAGACCTTTTGGGATTATCAGCTCTTTTTGACAGAGTTAAACAAATTTTTGGTGTTATAGGATCAATTGTAGTAGCATTGGGTAGAGTGTTTTCAGTTGGAGCTTTAGCTGCACTAGAAGGAACATTAAAACTTTTACAAGGTTCATTTCAACTAATAGAAGACCTAGCATTTAAATTAAGAAACCTACCCGGATTTGGGAAACTTGCTGATTTCTTATCTAGAATAACTTTAGCATTTGAAGATATGGCAACAAAGGTTGCTAACCTTAGAAAAGCACTGTCAGGACCATTAAAATTTCTTGGAAATATTGCAAAAGTTTTTGGTAAATTATTTTGGCCTTTGACTGCTCTTATGGCAGCTTGGTCAGGAGTAAAAGGATTTATTGAAGGGTATCAAGAAGACGGTATCATAGGTGGAATCCAAGGTGCTGTTGAAGGAATCGTTAACACTTTAGTATTTGGTCTATTACAACTTATTACTGATGCCACGGGGTGGTTATTGGGTAAGTTGGGATGGGAAGAAGGTAAGAAATTTTTTGAAAAAATTAATTTCGCAGAATTTTTTGGTAGTTTTTATGATTCGATATTTGGAAATATTAGAATTGTTTTTGATAATATTGGTGATTTATTTCGTGGAGAATTTTCTTGGGAAAAAGCTAGAGAAACTTTGATGGCTTTACTTAAAATCTTCACTCCAATTGGTGGGCTATCAGAATGGTTGAACAAAGCATTAGATTTTATTAAATATGATGTTTTAAAATTTGACCCTAAAGATGCTGACCAAACTCTCATGGGTTACTTGGGTGATCTTTTTAAATCTATTTTTGATACATTGATGGAAACAGTCAAAAATTTTGGTAAAACTATTAAACGAGACATTGACATGACTGTTACAGCGTTTGGATTTGTATTTATGAATATGTTTGATGAACTTTTACTAGCGATTCAAAAAAGAGTAAGAATCAGATTACCTGAACTTCCTAATGAAGACTTTAAAATTCCGCTTGGTCCAATTAGTATTACAGTACCAAAAGGGTTTATCATGTCGGGTCAAGAATTTGGTGTAGGTGATCCTGATGTGACTCAACAGAGAATGCAAAATCGCCAAATACAAATGCTTGATGCAGTTAATCAATACCAAGCAGCAGGGGGTGGACTATATTCTGGGTATTTCCAACCTATTGCGAATAATTCAGGAGCTGCTGTTCAAGCTCTAAACAATATGACTGGTGCTTCTGGCGGTGGAACTACTATAATCTATCAAACCACTAATAATGTTTCTGGTGGTGGCGGGGGCAGCACAAGCAGTCCAAATGCTAGTAGTTCTACTGCTGCTGCTTCTAATGATTATCAAGGAACGTTAGACGCAACACAATTCATTAGTGGTGGTCCTGCTAGATAAAAGAAACCCCCGGCAGAAAGGGATCACCAAAAAAATCTGCCGGGGGTTCTAAAAGTCTCTAGCCGAAAGGAGGGAAAACCAGAGACTTTTGTTCTAACTTCTAGTCTTCATTTGCGAGACGTGAGAAGTATGACATAGTATCATCATCACCGTCATCATCAATACTTGGTGCAGATACTGGTTCCACGCTCTTCATAGGAGCAGTATCAGCAGTTACGGAAAGGTCTTCCTGTTGCTGTGGAGTAAATGTTCCACTCACACCGAGAACAGCATCCAGACGTGCCTTCAGCTCTTCATAAGACTTGTAGTTAGATGGGTCTGTAAACTCACCCAATGGATAGACCTGAGAGTAAATCTCTTCTAGTTGTGCATCATCTGCCAACTGAGAAGGGGATGCAAACTCAGAACGGTCATAGTTACGGTAACCTTCAACATTACGAATCTTCAGTTTAAAGTCTGCACCTTCCCAAAGATCAAATGGATTGATAGGGTCTTCATCCTCAAACTGTGGTTGCATAGACTCCATCAGTTTGTCGTGAATCTTTTTACCGTACTGGTAGAGGAACACCTTGCCTTCATTCTCAGGATTGCCTGAGTCAGATACAACATAGATGTTAGAAACATAGTGCAGGCGTCGTTTCTGATCCCGTGCAGTCTGTTTGTCTTCATCCCGACCAGTATTCCATAGCTGCGAGTTTAATTCGCCTACAGGGTCTTTCTGACCAATAGAGGTAAGTGATTTTTCAATATACCACATACCTGTAGTCTTGCCTTTAAAACCGTGATCCCAATAACGAACCCAAGGAAGTTCTTCACCTTCTGGTGCAGGAAGGAAACGAATAACAGCATAACCATTACCTGCCTTATCAACAGTAGGTTTCCAGACACGTTCATCTGGACCATTCCGAACATCAGCAGACTCATTGAGTTTTGCTGCTGCGTTTACGAGTTTGTCAATGGAAGAACCACGGGACTTTTTAAGATTTGCAAGAGACATATTTTTATATTCCTTTATATTACTGTAGTATTGATTTTTGTATTCTACTATATTGTTTGTGTGTTGTCAACCATTTTTTTCAAAGGTGATTGAACCTTCTTCAACCTCCATACTAGATGGAGAACCAACCAATAGAATTTCTTTTAAACTTAAATTAGAAATTCCACCGTCTTGTTCTATATAGTGATAATCATTTGTCGGGGCAGGTGCATTCTCCGATTGGTGGCAGTCCACCGTCAGTGCTTGATTCTGTTCCTTCATCCACAATCTCCGATTCTGGTTCTGTAGGTTCTTCTGTAACAATTTCATCAAACGTTGGTTCTGGTTCAACCACATCTTCTGTGACCTCTTCTGATGAATTAAATCGTCCAAAAAGTTCATCCTTATAGACGAATGAACATGCTCCAATTCCAAGAATGACTAGCACAAATGGAATATACATTCCGATTAGTTTTAACATAAATTTCCCCATTCGTTCCTCACAATGGTAGTGTATTGATTCTCTCAAGGAAATTTAAGTTGCGTGCTTCTACTTCTAGCTTATCCTTGATAGACGTATTTATCAACACGCCAACACGTTCTGGTTCAATATGATTTTCTGTCATTATGTCAATAACAGCATCCATATAGGATTCTCGTTTGTCAAAGACATATGATTCTACCATATCACAAAAACGTTTTTTTGTAATAATTTTATCTTCAATATTCATAGTTCTTGTTACTCACAAACTCTTGATATGCTTCATTACCAGACAAGATTTCATTAATGTCATAGGACTGAGCATACTCTAAGTCATAAGCAGCAAGTTTATCCATTTTCTTTTTCATACGGAATTGCGTATCAAAGTGCTTTTTACGGAGTTTGTTTTTCAGAGAAGCCATATAATATATCCTTTCGTTATTGCACTGTGTTAATGTATATACGATTTTTGGTGGTTTGTCAAGAACTTTTTTTAAGAAATTGTGATATCTGTGTCACCGTAACGCCTTCCATTATTGGTAAAACTACTTTCACTTATTATAGAACCACTTTTTATTTCAACAGAATATCCAGCACCAGCTGAAGAACCTCTTCCAGCAGAATTTACGTTATATGGAGCAGTATCACTACCAATACCACTACCCCCACCAGAACCACTAACACATCTTGCTTTCGATGCACACCCCATTAGGTTTGAGAAATCATACCTTATTTTACCCCTAGATTTTCCATAATTGCCTCCATTCAAACCTGTCCCCCCACTTGGGACTGTAATCGCAGAAATTGATGGAGCTGTTCTATTTGCTTCTGCTATTATGGAGCTAGTAAATAACCCGGTATGACCAGTTGTACCAGTAGAACTTCGGATATTAACATAAATAGGCGTCGGAGTTCCAACATTATCGGTGGACGCATTGCTAGAGCTGGGCCCATAGTTTCGGCCGTCAAAATCTCTTGAACCATCATCATTTGTTTCATATGCCCGTGCAAAAACTGAGGCACTACCTTTACCACCAATACCCCCATTCCAACCACCGGGCCCACCGGAAACACCGGATGCTGATACTTTAATATACTCACTTGGGTTGCTGTTGAAGTCATATTCTTCCGCCGCATCTCCCTCATCAGCTGATACCGGCGCATTAGCACCATTGCCACCACCGGCAATGAATCCTTTTTCAAGGTTTATAATTTCAACCTTGGCTTGGTCTGAATCAATCCATATAGCGGCATTACCTGTATGTGTAGTTACACCATTACCATAATTAATCTTCGTAGGAGCTTCGCTTGATAACGGCAATCCATGACCACCTCTACCTGCGATAATACCATTATTTTCAATAGTGATATCTGAGAATGTTCCACCAAACTGAATAGAGTTATTGAATACAGTATCACTATCAAATTTAAATACAAATGGAACTGTTATATTATTGCCCGGTGATGAACCTGCTGCCAACTCTGCTATAGTAAACAAGTTCAGAGTATCGTTCATATTAGCAGTATAGGTTGTACCATTAATCTCATACTCTTGACCAATAAACTCAATAGTGATTTCATTCACTGCACCATAGAAGTCTGAGAATGAAATTGCAGTAGGGAAATCATCAATCAAGGGAATATTACCATTAGCATCAGCATCAGGAACTTCATTGCCATTACGAAAATATTGTGATAAACTAAAAGGTCTTTTTGTCTGCGTATATGCGACATGATCCGCATCACCATATTCTGAGTATGATGCAGAGTCTGTTGTAAACTCTAGAGCAATGTCATTTTCAAAAGATAATTCTGGTGTCCCTGGATTACCAAATCCATCAGAATCAGGAAACTTAATCGCCATTATTCAGCGACTCTCCGTTCCAAATCTTCTACTCTACTATTCAATTCTTTGATAGCCTCAATCAAAACAGCAACTAAATTAGGGTATGATACTGAGTAGTAATCATTTTCTAGTTCTACAACTTCAGGAATAATATCTAAGACTTCTTGTGCAATCAATCCAACTTGTTTTTTACCAGATGGTTTGAATGTATAACTAACACCCTGCATTTTATTAATCTTAGCAAGACAGTCCTGTAAAGGTTCCACATTCTCTTTAAGTCTAGCATCTGACCATGCAAGAGTTGCAAAAGCAGTAATGTCTCCACTAACTGTTAATCCACCATCAATCTCAGTAGAATCACCTACTTTGAAAATATCACCATCTAAGTATGCTACATTAGTAAATTCTCTACCATTTACATCAGTTAGTGTTTCTATTGGCATGATGCAACCTTAACTGTTAGAATATACTATATTTATAACGAGTTTAAAGGTTGATAGTAATCATAGACACTCTCAGCATAATGCATCTTGTCGTCATACATATCAATAATTTTATTAATGCTATCACACCCTTTGTTTGCGTGTGCTACCAGCATGCCTTCATACTGCTGCATCAGTATCATTAACTTGTATGCTTCAATCTCTTCTTGTGTAAGGTCAACACCTTCCTGCTCTGCTGTATAAAGCATAAACGAGTCAAAGATTCCATTGAATGCTAAGACTCGATCTTTATCGGTTTCACCACACTGCAAGACTTCTGCTGCAATCAAAGTTGCTATGTCAGAAAACTCTGTAATCATATCAACCTTGTTCATGGCTTGGCTCATAGCAACATTGGGTATCAAAGCAAACAGTGCTGCTATGAGATATTTCATTTTAACTCTCCCTAAAAATTTTGTGTATGTCCCTTAGTAAGTTCTTTGCTTGATCGGGTTTACGTTGGAAAATATTACGACCTACAATCATGCCGTATCCACCTCCCTGTGCAATACGTTCTGCATAAAGCCTGATATGTTGAGAATCAGTGTATTCTCCGCCAGAGAAGACTACAGGAATGCCACATGCTGCTTTAACAATGT